ACCAGGTTCTCCTTCCATCAGTCGAGTAATAAAGTCCATAGCGTTTTGACCAGGATTGCCACTAAGAACTTCGTCAGCCCACTTATCGGCTTCTTCGCGGGTTATCGCACCAAGGTACATTTCTGCGCTTACGCGAGTGAGGCGAGAGGGGAAAAATTTAAACATTTTCTCCAGACTTTTTGCGATTTCCTTCGCTGCATTTTCACGGATAGCTACTAGGGAACTTTCGTCAAAACCACCACCAACAATCTTTTCTACCTCACCCAAGATCGAAGCAAGATCGATATCATAAGCCTGACCGATCTGATCGCCAATTGTGCGACCGAGTTCTTTCTCTGAAAGTTTTGATAGCTCGATCATCGTTTCGATCCCGTGTTCAAAATCTTTCGAGAAGTATTTTTCGAGGCGATCAAGCAAATTGTTAATTGCCGAACTAGCTAGCTGTGGGTCGGCTTCTTCACCTTTGAGCGCCCCGATAATCTCTTCAAGCAGATCCATTATCTTTAGTCCGCGCCCAATATTCCCCAGTAATAGGTTACGAGCCTTCTTTACCGCTTCAGAAGCTTCGCTCAAAGGCCCTGCATAAACAGCGCCTTTTTCACCGAGAGTGACACCGGAGCCAAACGCCGATTTTATTCCGACTTTTCCACTTGCCTGTAAGTCGAGTCCAGCCCCGCTACCGTTAGCTACCGACAAATCTCCATTTTCTAGGGCGTGTAAAAACGCTTTCGGTGATTCGATTCGCGCGTCACCATTTCTCGTGAGCTGTGATCGCGCGCCGCCAGCGGTAGCTGTTTGTACGTCTCCCTCACCCGAAATCGATTTAACCACACCGTGCGGATATGCTTCAATCTTGCTTTGATTCGTGTCGTCATTGGCGATCGTTACCCCGCCCGGAGTCGTTTCGCCGTGCCGACCCTGAGCTCGATTGAAATCGGGATTTGGGCGATCGTATACATTAGGCAAGCAGTCTAGCAGCAGCAATTGGCGCATATCGCCCAGCATCGGAATCGCCGCGATCTGAGTTCCGGTTTGCAGTAGCCGATGACTGCCTCCAGCTTTTTCATTGACGGTGTATCTTTCGCCCACCCAGCACCAGCCGTCTTCAACATTACTGATTGAAGTATTTGGATCAATTAAGTCGATTTTGACTCGAATTCGACCCAGCCCTTTTGGGTCGTCTAAGTCGGTTACGGTTGCTGGCACCCACCCGATAACTTGCCCTGACTGCAAATTGGGAAAGTGCGCTTCGGGGAGTTCGGGATTTATAAATTGGTTGAGATCCATATTTTTTGCAATAAAAAATCCCCGACAGCTTTGTGGGCTGCCGAGGATGGTTAAGCGAAGATATCTGTTGTTTTTATTATTGTAGTCGAGGTTTGGACAGTTGCGGGCGATCGTAAAAAAGAATTCTAGATAAATATTTATCTAGAATTCTTTTTTGATACACTTCCGTTCGCAAGCAGATGTAATCTTTCCTTTCTTCTAGGTACAAGAACTGCTCGAATTGAACGTACAAGTCATCTCATTCGTTAGGCGAATAAGTAGTCGTAATAATAGTGTTAGAACACCGCTATTTTTGTTTCAATTTAAAGTATTGTTTGATATAATAGATTTGTACTAAAGAAATAACAACTCATATGCTATCAATCGAACAATACGAAGAAACTGCAATCGACTTTCGGTCGATAGCAACGATGCTTCTAGCCGACGCAGTGGTGTCTGAAACCGAAAACTCGGAAGACTCTGAGTTTCGTTCACTGCGCGAAAGGTTCTGCCAACCGCAACAAGACATTTGTGATCTATTCGCATATGAGATATCTGAGTCGGGAATCGACATAGATGTTGAGGTAAAATCTGTCGAAGAAAGTATCAAAAAAATGATACTGGTGATCGATACTGGCTTAAAAGATTTCACATTTGAAGAAATGTGGGAGACTGATAAGTCGGCTGCTCATAGAGAAGTCCTGCGCTGCGTAGGGCATGGAGTTTCGTTTTGGGACGATTGCGACCCCGAAGATTTTGGACAGTCCAGTCGCCCAGACGTAGGGAACTTTGAGAGTCCTTATGGTGAGGTATACGATGTCCTCGTCAAACTAACAAATCACGAGCGCGAGTCGCATTAGACCGCATCTCGTAAAACAAAAAACCAGCTACCAACAAGGTAACTGGTTTTTTTTGTTTATGGGCGATCGCCCGATCGGGATCGCTCTTCTTGAGACCCTGCGGTAGCGTAATATAAAATTGATCTTGATTTACACTATAAATTTTTCCTATGCTCACTGATCATATTGCCAGCATTTACTGGAGTTCATCGAAGGGATTGCGGCTGAAAGCGCTACGGGGAGAGGAATCTCCCCAGTCATTAAGCTCTCGCGCCGGACTGTCTAGGCAGTTTATCGAAAGATTAGAGAGAAACCAGGCTAGTTCCACTACCAAGTCAAGGAAGTCTCCCGTCGTTGGATGGAAAGCCCTACAATCCTTGTGTGGGGCGCTTTCTATCTCGATAGAAGACTTTCTGCAAGTCCAGACAATACGAAACCCAAAAGATTTTTCAGAAAGACCTTGACACCTGCACCCACAGGGTGCATTATAAGAGATAACGTGCAAAAGCGAAGCAAAAATATGAGAACCATCGATATTACTGGACTGGATAAAGCTGAAATCTTGGCAGCTCTCTACAACAATTCAAAGCCGCTGGGTAAGGGCGTCTTTCATTATCAATCTAGGTTGATGACCGTTCAGGAGGCATCTGTAATACTACAGGAAGATACCTCCTTTGATTATTTAATGGGTCGCGTGATGAAAATCGATCTAAGTTCCGACACCCTTGACACATGGGGGTACGATCGGGACAATGGCGAAGGCGCAGCGCATCAAGCTATTTCACACATCAGCAAAAAATCGGTCTAACGCAATCGAAAAGGCAATAGCTGATGTCGCCGCCAACCTGCGGTATGTCCGAACAGAACCTCACACCTTTCCCACTCAAAAAAAACAGATGAAATTTCAAACGATTCCCGATACGACAGGTGAAGGCCCCATAAATAGAGGGGACGGTAGAGGACGGTAAATTTTAAAACAAAAGCCCTAACCGATTAATTTTGGTTGGGGCTTTTGTTTTTAACATCACAACACACTCAAAAAAAAGCAAAACAGATGATAGGCTGGGATTTGTTTTCGGGAATTGGTGGGATCAAATGTGGGATGGCGTTAGCTGGTATTAAGCAAGTGTTAGGTGTCGAGCTAGATCCCCGTGATCGTAAACTCTCAGAAGCCTTTATTGAGATTCATCTGATGAACGGCTGGAAAGGCACAAGGTTAGAGACTGTACAAGAATTCGCGGACTGTGGATGCCCTGTTTTACCTCGAAATGCCGATATAGCACTCATATCCCCAGTGTGCGCTGACTACTCAGTGGCGACAAACGGAACGCACAGAAGAAACGAGAAGCAGGCAATGATCCGTGCGTCTATGGATGCGATCGAGATAGGGATGCCGCGTTGCTTCACACTAGAACAAGTACCTATGTACCGAAAGTCTCCAGAGTTTGCGTACATGAGAGATCAGGCGGTGGCGATCGGGTACACTGTCAATAGCACCGTCTTAAATATAGGCGCGGCTTTTGGGCAATTTAGACAGCGCTTAATTGTTACTGCCGCGCTAAATGCTAACTGGGAGTCACCCATACAGCCTGAGATCCATAGTTGGTACGATGCGATTAAGGAGTTTATACCCGCGCTTGACCCGATCGCGCCTACCCCAAGACAGCAACAAGCGGTGATCGATTGGCAAGCGAGAAATCCCGATAAACTTGAAATGCCCCTCTATGTCGAGCGGGTGACTTGTGACAAAAAACCTAGAGCACGGGGACAGATGGAATTGATCCCGACTTTAATGAAGTCAAAATTTAGAGACGGTTCTAATAACGGGCGATCGAAAGTATCATGCCTGTACCTCCCCTCTACCGGAGATTGGTTAAACCTTAACTTAGAGGCTTACGCACGGTTATCAGGTTTTCCAGACACTTTTAGATATCTCAATACACCGATAGTGGGTGCTGGATTCGGGTACAGTGTCCCCCCGCTATTTTATGCCTCACTTCTGAGGACTATGCCCATTTAATTCCAACAGATACATTTGACCCGGCAATTCCCGGCATTCCCTAAAGTGAAGGCCTCTTGAAATACTCCCCGACCTTAAGTCTGGGAAGTATTTCAACTTTTATTAACCAACCGAACACGTTACATTCCACCCTGCGTAAGGATTTCAGCGTCTAGATATTCGTCACGCCGAACACCTTGCATCCTTTCCGAAATAGTGCTTTTAGCTTTTCCATTTATCAAGAAATGTCGCCGCATCTGGTCAAAGGCAATACTTTTCCGGTTGCCCACGCCCTTTTATTTCTTCGCTTTCAAAACGAAGTATTCCAAACGCTTGCTCTGTCTCGCTTTTGTACTTGAGCGCGACGTTACGATACCAGTCGCTTTGACAATAAAATACTTAAATCTGAGTTTGACGAGTTTGTAAGTAACGGGGAATCACCCTGTTAGTTTAAGTGATAAAAATGCTCTTGAAATGTTGATGGTTAGTCCGCGATTGCACGAGTTAGAAGAATCGGAGAACGACAATAACAAGCGAGAATCACCTAACAAGTAGATAGATCCAGACGAATTTGAGTTTAACCATCGCTGTCCTAAATGCAGTTTTGAGTAATAACCAATTCTTGCGCGTTGCTATGCGGATTGATTAAATCTCGTCGCATCTGGTCAAAACCAAACCCGCTGTCACTGCGGGTTTTTAATGTCAATTAGGAAGTTCAGTTATTACAAAAGTAGTCATTGATCACCTTGTCAAGATGTTTACTTACCCTGTACAAATTAATTGGGCGGACTGAAAACAAACAGTCCACCCATTCCTAGCATTAGTCTTTCTATTCGTCAGGGGATGCGTTTAAGTGAGCTTGCTCTAGCGTCATGTCTAGTTTGTTGGCTACAGTCGGAAATTCGGCAATCATCACATCTGATAACTCAAACCACTCACCTCGCAACCAATAAGCTTGGTAGTAGTCGTGCAAAGCCTTTTCTAGGGCGATACAGTCAAAAGTAAAGATGCGATGCACTAGCTTGATCTCTATGGGAGATCCAACTTGAAGGCTAGACATCCGCTTGTATGGCTCTTTTGACATCCCGATTTTATACCAGCCCTTAACGGACATAGCTAAATAGACAAAGCCAGTATTATCAGTTACTGCTGGATTGCTGGCGGTGTAATCGAAAAAAGCAGACGATGATTTAAAAGTTTTCAACGTACTTATCAGCCACTTGCGAAAAACTTTAGTTTCCGGTTTGCGACTTGACAGCACGAGAGTAAGCATTCCAGACTCTGAGATTATTACTGTAGTTGGGTTTCCCCGGTTTCCATCATGTAGGATAACAGTATTTTTTTCGTCTTCGTCAAGACGACGCACCGATTGGGTAACATCAGTAAGATTCAGAATGGCACAAACGTCTTTAGCTACAAACCAAGGCTTCCCATCTTCAGTAATTACTCGAACCTGTTGATCGTTGAAGTCGTATCGTGTTAGATTATTCATTATGTCGGCCTGTGAATTAGGTTGACTGCGATCGCAGATGGGTTCATGTCGAGTGAACCCGATCGCCTTTTTATTATAACCTAAAAAGTATCAGAAATATTGACATTGCAAGCGCAACGCCTATTACAATAAAGCGATACATCTCGTTAATCAATTAGTAAAATGAAATTTCAAACGATTCCCGATACGACAGGTGAAGGCCCCATAAACAGAGGGGACGGCAGAGGACGGTAAATTTTAAAACAAAAGCCACAACCGATTAATTTTGGCTGGGGCTTTTGTTTTTTAATTAGGGGGATTTATCTCGATATTTTCTATGTTGCGGGCTCCAACTTTCTCGTGGTCTGGTTGTACAGCAGCCCCTCCAGCAGCACCGATCGCCGTTGATGCTAGAGTTGCGGCGATCGAGAAAGAAGTCGAATCTAGTTTGGCGAAAGCGGCGATCGCAAAAATCAACAGTCCGATCGTAGACAGCCAAAGAGGAGTAAGCGCACGAATCGTGTTTTCAGACATGGTATTTAGTATTCAAAAGTAACGTAGTTAAGTGGATCTCGCAGTGCCTTGGCTGTCGCAGAAGACAGACCAAAACTGCCAGCTTTCCAGGCGGCACGGTTCCATACAGAAGGGTTTTCCATACCACCACGAGGGACAGCTTCGAGATTGAGGTTTTCGTCGTAAAACGAAATTCGCCACCAAGCCGAGCCGACAATCTCGTGGTTTGGTGGTTGTCCTCGGTACAGCGTTTCTCCGTCGTTCATATCGCCCTCTATGTCACGACGGGAAAATTTAGCATTAGGGTTGGGTGGTCTAATAGGTTTCAATGTTTTAACTCGCCAGCGAACTAAAGTATAATTACTGTAAACTGAGTATCCAATAATTCGCCACCCGACCTCTGCTGGATCGGGTCTTTTTTTGCGACGTGAATCGTCAAACAAAGGCATCTGAAAAAAAGTTGGATGCAGCATAGCTATTCTATAAAGTGAGCTGAGTTAGTGCCGTTTTGATGCCAGAACGTATTAACGACTGTCGCATATTCGTGAAGATTCCCTGCGCCAGAAGCATTGTTATCATAACTACCAAACACACCCAAAAACTTACCGTAAGGATCGTTGACGATAAATCCTTGAGCGTTATATCCAATTACGCAAAGAATATGCCCACTTCCCGTGAAATCACCGTGAATTACAACGGGTTTACCTTTGTCAAGATGCTTCCTTATTTCATCGTCGGTCGCCACTCCGTTGTGGTTATCTTTTTTTCCGTACTTCTCTACGATCGTCACCATTACCGACATTGTTCCCGGATGCTGCCCGGACGCTAGTAATTGTTCATAAATCGCATCTTCAAACTGACCAGAACCCGTGTGTTTGACACCTAAAAATTCTAATGCCATCGCCAAACTTGTCGCGTTGCAAGCGCCAGTAGGATTAAAAGCGTTGTCTAGTTGAGATTTATAAGGAACCCCTAATCTAACTTCGCCGGCAATTTTCGTGACTTGTCCGGGTTGACCTACTGTTGCGTTGCTATCACCCGCTTTAGGGGATAAACCCTGCGCGTCAAATAAAAATGCTCTTGCTTCGGCGGCTTTCGGATCTGGACGCTTGGCTTTCACGATCGCCTGCACAGTCTCAGTTAACGGTAAAAACGTCACTTCATCGACTGTATAAACACCGTCGAGTTCCTTAGACACACCTTTCAATTCAAAGGTTTTTTGTGCTTCTAAGTCTAATATTTTCGGATCTGCCGCGCAGTCGAGTACAGCATAAAACTCATGTGAATTCATGCGATCGCGCGCATGAAGGTTTAATGCGTAGGCAAGAATGTCGGCCTGACCTTGAACGCCTGTTGCAACTACAGTTCTTGACTGCCCACCACCAGTGTCAGCGTCGCTCGCACCGTAGGACACGCCCATGTTGATCGCCCCAGTGCTTTTAACACCTTGCGTGATTCGTTGCAAGCCTCTTTGTACGGCGGCCATATAAACCGCGTAACCGTGAGTGCCTCCGTTGACTATTCGGCGAACCTTGTCCCAGTCTCCAGCATCGGCTGCCTTATCGACTGCGTTGTGCTTCCAGAACCATGTCATCGTTTTTGAAGCAATCTCCGGTTGCAAAACCAGCTCTGGTTTATTAACCAACTGATCACCCATCCCTATACCTTTTCCCGCATCCCGATAATTGTAGTCGTGCGTTAACTGGATATAACCTCTGCCAAAATAATTTGCGCCGCCACCATACGGTCGGCCACCGTTAGCTCCGCTTGCGTTGTTTCTCCCGTCTATTTCTTCAATTGGATTGAACGGATCTATTTCTGTCTCGACGTGAATCGTTGCAAGTATGCTGATTAAAACATTTTTTGAAGTTAATCCAGCTTTTGCCAGCTCCTCAATAATATTTGGCAAGTTCTTCGCAACCATATCCCTTTTTGCGGTAGGACAGACAAAAAGGCAGTCCTCAACCGCTGGATACTGTTTTTCCTCTGGTTTCGCGGGTGCGGTTGCTGTGCTTCCAGTAGTGGGCGCACCTGGTGTGGCAGTAGTTCCCGCAGCAGGCGTTGTCGTCGGCTTTGTTGGATCTGCGATCGTTGTTTGAGGGGCGATCGGGTTGCTAGTTGTCGGTTTTGTTTCAGCCATCAGAACAACCCCGTAGAAGTGTAGCTGAGGTGACTGTACGGCCAACGTCGTTTTGGTGGAGGTATCAAATCGACGTGCATAAATTCACCTGTAGGGCTACCTGCCGGACTAATAGCAACGCCGTGATCCCAAGAAGCGTCTAACTTGTCATAGAATTTCATATATCCTTCAAACCAGCAGTCAACGGCAGAGCCATGTGTGTGCGTGCCGTCCGCCCCACTGCTGGCGACTTGTATGTTATACCAGCTCGGTCTAAACCAAGAAGTTATTTCCCACCTTGTCCCTCCGGTTTCCGCTGTCCATTGAGTGAGGTACTGCGACATCTTGACCGCGCCTTCTATGTGTTCTGGCTTCAACTCAGGCACAAACTTACCTTGCCTAGTCATATCGCCCCAAGTATAAGGACAGCCTGGAGAGAGTGGATCTGCTAATTTGATATCTCCTTTACTGGGGATTTTTACGATGCCAGTAGGATGCTGTGCCGGCTTTCCTGTGGTGGCGACCGTCGCACCATTTACCGTTTTTTGCTCGATGTTAGGTGACACGACTGTTATTGCACCCTGCCCAGAAGAAAGTTGCAACGGCGATCTCTTGGTAATTTCCGGTCGCCCGATAAACACTGCGCGGTTGTTGGCGTAATCTAGGATCACTCCCGAAGGTTCTCCTTGACCAGGCCCAACTTGTTTCATCGTGTCCCCATTTGGAACGACAATCACATCTCCTTGGAGGATCGCTTCGAGCGCTGCTGCGTGACCCTTTCCAGCGCCAAGAAGCACTTCACCACCCTTAGATCCGTTAAAATCCGTAATGTTTTGGAATTTTAGTCGAGAATCACCAGCGCCTCCGGTAAATGACAACCGTTCTGCTGTGGAATAGTTTAATTTATCGCCCGCAGCAAGTGCGCTCGTCTCCTTCACTTTGTCCATCAACTTGTCAAAACTAGGAGACTGACCTTTGAAGGTTGCCTGAAATTTTCCTTCTTCTTTTGGTTCCGCAGTTGTCTTTTCTTGTGGCTTAACTGGAGAAAGATCCGGCTTCTCTTCTTCAGGTTTCGTTGACGAACCGCTTCCAAATTTTAATGTTTTCTTCTCGCCTGCGGCTTTTTTCGGATCTGCCAGTGCTTCCGCTACTTTCTTTGGGTCTGTCTTCCCTTTCTTAAGCGCAAGCGCCAGTTTGTGTGGGTCTATCTTTTCTGATTCTGGACGCTCTAATTCCGAAGGTTTTTCTGCTGCTGAATTTGTAGCATTCGTACTCCCTTTAAGACTGGCAGAAGGATCGACAATCATTATTACTGTGGTGTCCGGCGGAATGCGCCCGATCGACCAAATCTTTCCTTTTAATTTTGTGCGTTTTTCACCGTCAGCGAATCCGATAATCACTTCACAATCTGACTGATCGCTCGTATTTTTCAAGATTTCTTCGTCGAGGTCGTTAAGTAAAATGCGAGCATGAGAATACTGTCGCGTTGCCGAAACTACCTTGGGGCTTCCAAGAAAATCGCCGTCTAAGTTTGTGTAGGTTTTGTTGGCGATTTTTACTTCGTTGTAAGTTTTATATCGAGGCCCTGGAGGCGGATCGTTACTAGCGCCTACAGCCGTGCCTGTAGATTCTGACATCTCCAGCTTGCCGAGATAGATCGCGTTGTCGCTCTGTACAGCCTTGAGTTGTTCCGGTGTCATCGACGCGAAGCGATCCGCTTTCCCTACTTTGGGATTTGCCAACTCAACTCCGGGATTTGGCTTCTTTGCTGGTTCCTCACCTGGCTTGATAGGCTCGGTTTTAGCGGTAACAATTGGAATAGGGGGCTTTACTGTAGGGTCTGCCATATGAATAAAAAAGACGCCCACTGATTAATGTGGACGCCTGTTGAGGGTGCATCTAAAGAAACTTGAGGTTGCGGGCGATCGGCCCGCTGACTAAATTCTACTCCGATCGCCCGCCCAACGCTCTAGTTTGTACCTGAATCAACAACCGATCGCCTACAGCATGGTGAAAAAAATACGCAATGAACAACATTGTTTAAAACTCGTGGACAGTACCAACTCCTTACCCTGTAACTGTTTTAAGAATTCTGGACACTTACTCGTGGACACTGATGTTACATTGTGAAATTGTTTAAAACTGGTTGACAGTCCCTAATCCACACACTGTAACGAGTTTAAGAATTCTGGACAACAACTGGTTGACAGTGCTTCGATGCGTTTGTTAAGCACAAGGCGGGAGATAGTGGATTGGGATACCCGGTCAAAATAGCAAGGCCAGGATAAAAAGACTAATGCTAGGAATGGGGCGGATTGTTTGTTTTTAGTCCGCCCCTTTTTGTGCGAGTAAGTTATTTGTGCAAGTACGTCGGGAGCTTGCGCGATCGGGTATAATAAAAAAATCCCTCGTGGGTTGATGCTGTAAACATCGAAGCCCCAGGGATAGTGACCTTTACGAACAGATCACAATGACTAATTTAACAGAATTTCAGTTTAATACTCGGCAAGTCCGAGTAATTACCATTGACCGAAGAGCGAGACGCAAGCCCCTGGCTTTAGATACGGGGAAAAGTCGGCAGCGGTTTCAACCGCCTTGAATATTTCTTTACATTTCAATACGCAATATACAGATTCGTTCGTGTATACTGTGGGCATGAAAGTAAAACTCAGATCCAATGCCAATGTAATATACTCTTGTAACTACCATATTGTTTGGTGTCCTAAGTATCGTAGGTCTGTGTTGATTAACGGTGTAGATATTCGCCTGAAATCGATTCTACAAGAAGTCTGTGCTGAATTCAATGCCGAGTTACTAGAAATGGAAGTCATGTCAGACCACGTCCACATTTTGGTAGGAGTAGACCCACAATTCGGAATCGCAAAATTAATCAGATACCTGAAAGGGCGTTCATCTCGACTGTTGAGACAAGAATTTCCTTGGTTAAAAAGCCGACTACCAACTCTTTGGACAAATAGTTATTTCGTTGCAACGGTTGGTGGTGCACCGTTATCCGTCGTTAAGCAGTATATCGAGAATCAAAAAAATGTCTAATTACGGATGCCAGCAAAACTTAATTAGTCCCGATTCTAGTCTGAAGGCGATTTTAGAGTTTGTATGTGGTGAATCAAATAAGTTGGCGAATTGTGCGCTGTACTATGGTCGTCAGTTGTATTTCAAGACTGGTAAGATTCCTGGAAAATATGATTTCCATAAAATGTTCAAATCAAATTTGCATTTTAAAGCTCTGTATTCTCATGTCGCGCAGCAAACTTTAACCAGCGTCGCCGAATCTTTTAGTTCGTACATTGGGCTACTAAAAGGAATTAAATCTGGGACTGTCACACAGCATCCAAGATTGCCGGGATACAGAAAAGATTCTCTGAAATTAGTAACATTCCCCAAAGCTGATGTCAAATTCAAAAACGGACTACTACGCTTTCCGTTGGGTAGCAAGGTCAAGCTTTGGTTTGGAGTTGGGGAATTCTTTTTGCCGATGCCATCAAATTTGGATTACAAGAAATTGATTGAAATTCGGATTCTCCCCAGGAATCGCTGTTTTTATGCCGAATTTGTGTATCGAACAGAGGAATCGGCTGTAGATGTTAGTCCAGGTCGTGTACTGGGATTAGACCACGGAATTAATAACTGGTTGACAGGAGTATCCAATGTGGGAACTTCTTTCATTATTGATGGGCTACACCTAAAGTCCTTGAATCAATGGTACAACAAGCGAATCTCTGTCTTGAAAAAGAATCAACCCCAAGGTTTCTGGTCAAATCAATTAGCCAGGATTACCGAGAAAAGGAATAGACAAATTAGAGATGCAGTAAACAAAGCAGCGAGAATTGTAATTAACCACTGCCTTAAAAATCAAATAGAGACAGTAGTTTTCGGGTGGAATAAAGATCAGAAACAACGTGCAAATATGGGTAAAAAGACTAATCAAAAATTCGTACAAATTCCCACGGGTAGACTGAAAGACAGGATATCTCAGTTATGCCAACAGTATGGAATTAAGTTTGTAGAAACCGAAGAAGCATATACTTCAAAAGCCAGTTTTCTCGATAATGATTCACTACCTAAGTTCGGTGAAAAACCTGAAGGGTGGAAAGAATCAGGGAAAAGAGTAACTCGCGGACTGTATCGTTCAGCAGATGGTACAAAAATCAATGCCGATTGCAACGGCGCAGCCAATATTATCAAAAAAGTAGGGGTAAAACTGGGATTGAATCTTAGTGGAATCAGTAGTGGCGACTTGATAGCGCCTTTGAAAATCCGACTCTGGACTCTTCAAGAATCCCCTCGCCTTTAGGCATGGGGAGTATCAAACGAATATTCCAGCCCGCCTCAAACCTCGCAAAAACATACCGTCGTCACTAAACCTTTAGAGTTAGTAACTCCAAATTTCTAATTTTTAGAAAATTTTGACAAAAAAGAAAGACTTTTGAGGAATACCTAAAGATTTAGTGACGACGGGGTTGGCGTACCGAGTTGGGCGATGGTATGGTCGGAGCAGGCTACTTCAGCACCGCAGATCCAAAGACATTAACCTTTATTGAGGGTCAACTTAAATCTATGCTATCTGAAATGTTTCGGTTATTACCAACAGTTATACTTGTCCAAGTGTATAACGCTGCAATTGAAAACCTCAAGAGAAGAGGTTGTTTGTGTCTTTGTGACACGGAGAACGAAGTGTCTATGTCGCAATACAAATTGTGTACAATTAAGGTTGAAGCGATCCGAAACGAAAGTTACACGTGCATACACTCAATATATTTTGGTGATATATTGTTGTGCGAGGGTGGTGATTCCTGCTTTACTATGGGACAGTCTAAGACTCAGGCGCGTGAATGGATCGACAACCAAGAAGCATTGGTTGATGGTAGCTTAAAGATGTTAAAAAGGGAGTTAAATTTAGAGTAAATCGTAGAACTCTATTTTTACTTTTAATAGCTTTCGCCTCCGAAAGCTATTAAAAGACTAAACAAAACTGTTGAGCAGTCGGGACGTTTCTACGATTTCTTGTCGATTAAAAGGTGTTGAATTGATTCGGATAAAAGAGACTGAACTCATTACACCTGGCGGGTTACAACGTGTTGCACTGATTTCAGAAGACATTATCACAGACTCTATAAAGCGAAAGCTATTCAATGGTTAATTAAGCTACCAACAACTTTAAAACAAAAATAGGAAAAATTATGACTTTTACAAATGAGCGAAGTGAAGTTTTATTTAAATATCTAGTAGAAGGTATTGATGCGGCTAATATTGTCCATAACCCTGTGAAGATAGTTACTCCTCAACAATTACATAACAACGTACTACGAAAATGTTATGAGAGGGGGGACAAATGAACGACTTTATTCTGATAATATCCATTTTCACTCGATAGCTTGTAAAAAAAAGAAGGAAACAGAAACAGACGAGAAATTGTTTGCTAAAATTGTATCTGCTTATATCAAATGTCTAAAAGATGCTATACCTACTGGAGTAGAATTATACTTAGTAAAAGAAGTACAACATCTTATGATACTTTCCCCTGATAGCAAGTTCTATCTATCAACTATCTTAGTGGCTATTGATTAATTAAAAGTAAAATTTTGTAATTGAGATTGTTTATATGACTGATCTAACAGAGTTTGACTTCAATACTCAACAAGTTCGAGTAATTACTATTGAAGGACTGTCTTGGTTTGTGGCTAAGGATGTTTGTGTCATTCTTGGCATTGCGAACGTCAGTGAAGCGTTGCGCCTCTTAGATGAAGACAAGAAAAGTATTGCTTCTATGTACACCAATGGCGGTAATCAAGATATGTCGGTAATTTCAGAGTCTGGAATGCTTGTTCTAGTTTCCTCAAACGAAAAACCAGAGGCTAAAGAGTTCCGCAAGTGGGTGGCATCTGTAGTCTTTCCTGCCGTATTCCGAACTGACAGTTATTCGATTGAGTGGCTTGATTAAATGCAAGCCTGGGTACAGATTAGGTGATAGTTGCGGGCGATCGGGCTACTTCTGAGTATGGATGGCTGAATATGTAGCGATTTTCTGGTGCGAGAGTGCGGGGCTGTGTGATATAATTTAATATTGAGCCGACAGGGTGCAGAAACACCCTTTATCATCGGCAGTCCACCTATACAACAGGCGAACATGACCAATCTAACACGATACGACTTCAATGATCAACAAGTCCGCGTAATTACTGTTGTTGGGGAGCCTTGGTTTGCAGCCAAGGATGTTTGTGCCATTTTGGATATTGCGAACTTTATGCAAGCGTTGCGTCATCTTGATGAAGGGCGTCATCTTGATGAAGGCAGAGTAAAACTTATAAGTTTAACCGATACGGTCGGGCGAGAAGAGGTAACGCCAATAATTTCAAAATCTGGGATGTTTATCCTTGCACTGGCAAGTCGCGAACCTGGTATTGAAGTTTTTCGCAAGTGGCTGATAAACACGATAGGGAATTGGGAGACTCTAAACAAACAAGAGATAGAGTAAGACACTTCGGTAGCATCAGTCAGTGAAGTATCAAGAATCACCGCTCCTTTAGGACGGTGAGTATTTCAACCCAAAGACAACTTGATCGCAAAAAGCCCCCGCACTTGATTAAGGAGTGCAGGGCTTTTGATTTGTGTTAATTCACTTGCTTGGGTTTGGGTTTGGTTGTTTGCGGTTGTTGTGGGGTATTAGACGATGGAGGGGATGTTGTGTCCGGGCATTGTATTCTTTCACCACGTCGATCGTATGTTTCGATCCAGCGAACATCAGAACTGGTTAAAGGCATGATTAACTCCTATGTGAAATACCTAACACTAATCTTACGGTATAGTGTAGCCTTCGTGTCTCGTTTTCCGTCATCCTGTTAGACATTAATGAAAGATAATAATTAATTCAGGAATTCAAGACTGTAAGACTATCACGAACGACACGAAAAGACTCGATAACACTGTCGCTCATGTTCGATAGTTGAGTTGACTTTTGAGCAGTTAACCGTTTATAATAAGAATATTCAATGTAAGACGGCTTACAAACCAAAACGCTAGTAAAAGGCAAGTAACTGATGAAGAAAAATAATTTTCAAGAAGTAGTTGATCGTCGTCGTCCTAGACGCCTGTTGACGACTAACCCACTAAGAACATTCCGATTAGAGTATGAATATACAGACACAGGGGAAACTGTGTGTGTACCTAACATTTGGTACAACCAAACAGACGATATGCTAGCAGATTCTTGGTTGTTTGATGCTGAACGGTATATAGAGAGAGCGGAGGTTTTGTCTACAACTCCACCTGATGATGTGGACGCAACAACCATTGCTGAGACAATTGCTGATTATACGAAACAAGCAAAGGTGTATCGGCAAAATGCACGGTTTGTAAGAATGGGTTGCTCTTTAAGTATTTACTGAGGTTAATAAAAAAAAGGGGGGCGATCGGATTAAATTAATCCGATCGCCAACTTTTTTATAACCGGTGCTTCTTGCTTAGTAATACGGTGTCGGTTTTGGTTTACCAACACCACCAAATACAAATGGTGTTGGTTTCGGTAAGTAAGACCAACACATCGCCGTCACCGTCGCAAAATTAAGCGCATGAAATGCGTGGTCGGGCTCATTTCCTTCAATCCACTGTGCCTTTGAGGTACGCTCCGAGGTCAGCATTTGGTAAAGAAACGCATCTTTATCGCGAGGATCGTACACCCAGTCTGCGGGTAAATGAAGTCGCCCAGAATGTACCATTTCTAGCACTGAATCCAATCCGAATGTGCGATCGAGCGCGAACGCTGGATAATCTTCACCCTGCACTGTGCGTGTCGAACTTCGGAATTCCTCGCCTTTGAGCGCTGTTTGATAGAAAAGGAACACGATTCCTGTTTGTTCAAAATAATTCTGCGGGCGATCGACATTCCGACCGCGACCTAACTCGATCGCCCGTGTTCCTTTCGTTTCTCGTTCTGGTCGGAATTTACTTGCGAATTGCCCAGCAGAGTAAGCCTCTGGATTCATGTCAATCCCCACAAAGTCGGCTTTCCAGGTAGAGGCGAGTTCTTCTATTCCTTCCATCCGATACGCCGCCCCAAACCATTTCACTTCGACGTGCGCTGTCTCCCATTTTTCACGCTCGTTCACTCCTTCCCCCCAATACCAGTAAGTTATTACCGATATCTGATGTCCGAGCCCCTGGTCAGCACCCACAACGATTAGATCCGGAACAGTGCAAGTTGCCGGTAAAGGTTTGCCAATACATTCGAGTAACAACGATTTGTCAATTCGGCCAGCACCGAAAGAACTGACTTCTCCGAAACCTTGCTGGAGTGAGTCAGCGCGATCGCTAATGTTTCGGGCTTGCGTCAATCTCGATAATCGCTCCTGCAAGTTGAACAGTTTAGAAGCGAGTCTTGGTAGCCTCAGCGCCACGCCGTCACGGACTGGTTTTTTGGCTTTTTGTGTTTTCTCGGTAAATTCGTTCAGAATTTCGCCAGTGTGATGACAGCGATATTGACCTTTAGTAATTGTCTCCCGTGTAAGTTCACCAGAACAGTGTCGGCAGCCGAGATACGCTGTGGTAATCCTTTTCTCTAAATTGCTGGAATCAGTGCAGAACCAGTCCAGAGGGTTGCCGACGGTATCAAAATATTGCAGATCCGATCGCCCTTCAATGTGCAACGGTCGAAATAAATTGCCTTTAGGCGATAGGAACTGCCCGATCTGACAATGCGGGCACGTTACATACCAGTCAAAAAAATACTTCGATGTTTTGACCTGGACATCGACGACACCCCCTTCAGCGCCGGGGGTAGATCCACACCGCAACGGACAAGTTGGTAGTGTCGAAGCCGAAGTCCGTTCTAATAAAATATTCACGGCTCCTGGCGGGAATGCTTCAACTTCATCGGCTATTACCCAAAACTCAACAGGCACAGAACTGAGAGAGCTTGAAACCTGTCGTCCTTGACTACTTGCACCGGCACGACTGGCGAATGCAAAGTACACTGGAACACCCCCCACGTCTACGTTTCGTTGTTTTGTGTCGGTATCTTTACGCCCACGCAACTTAATAGATAATTGTCGAAGCAACTGGATAGACTTAATACTGTCGAATGCCGGCTGAACTCGTGGAGCCACGATGTCCATCAATTTTAATTTTTCATCTACACAATAAATAGTAGAGCTTCGCAACTCGACCAAAGAGAACGCGACAAGGGCGATCAAAGTTTCGGAAAAACCCATCTGAGCGCCTTTGATCACTGTCACCCGAACCAACCACGGGTTAGCCATCACAGACAAAAAACCGAAAAAGAATGGTTCGTCCCAGCGCAATGGCAGACCTGCATGAGTCTTGTAGTTCTCTGCGATCCATTCCTGACAGTAAAGGTGTCCGTCGCCGTACCAGAAGCGGGCGATCGCCTTTTGTTTTTGAGCCTGCGTCTGTTCTGAAAATAATTGTCGGCCGACCAAGCCCGCTGGATCTCGACCTTTGGCAATACTTTTGTGGTTGGTAGCTGTGAGGCGTTGCTGATGGCGCATGAAAAAAAAGATTGAAGGGAACTGAAGTCCTCGCTCGCTTACATCTCAGGACTAAAGTCGCTGAGCTTTCCGCATTCCGCTAGTTTCCTTATAATATTGTGAAATTCATCACCCGCAGTGATCATACCTTTCACTTTTAACGCACACACCGATAAATGCTTAAAATCTTCGGAGCTTCCTCTGATACAATCACCAATTAATTCCATTTGGGCGATCGAGTAACTTCCAATCTTCTCTACTTCTGCCAGAATTTCTAACGTTTGTCGGTCGAATGGTTTGTGATGCTTTACCCAGGAACTGTAAGCTTTCCGTTCTATATCTTCTGCGTTTCTATCCAGCTTTTGGGCTATATCTCGAATCAAGGCTATTCGTTCGGGCGATCGCGCTTCCAGATGATCGAGACTTGTAGACCGTTCTGGAGTTTGTCGTTCGCCACATTCAATTGTTAAATTCTGAGGAACTTTCATTTTTTTCGTTAGACTTTGATGAAAACTATACCAAAAAATGGAATCAAATCTCAAGAATAGCAGCACCTACGGTCAGCTTTTAGCGAAGCTGAAGAATGCAAAGGCGCGCGTCAATGCCAAGGGCGCGCAGTGGACTATATTGTCAGCAAAGCGTCTCGATGAAATTATCCGCCAGCATTTAGCCGGGCAGGGGCGCAGCGGTTATCCGCCACCGCTTTCCGATATGACTAAGCATATCTATCAAGTCGCTGGAGAACCGGACGGCAGCGGGATTCATAACACGCTAGAACAATATTTCAGACAAGAAGGAAATGTTTTTATCGCGGGTGTCGGCATCCCTGAAGGTAAGCAAACCATGATCGCCAAAGTACAAGACGAGGGTGCGGTAATACCAGTTACTCAAAAGATGCGCGGTTTCATGGCTGCAAATTTTGGTATTTACTTAAGAGCGGAGACTTCGCATATCATCGTTCCGGGACGTAACTTTTGGGGTGAATCCGTAAAGCAAGCACAATCTGAAGCCAAAAAAGAATTAGCACGGTTTATGGATGAACTGTTTGTTTAACGAAATTTAAACAAAAAAAGGGGGCGATCGGATATTATTCCGATCGCCCCCTTTTTTATTTATTTGGCTCAGGTGATAATAAAACATCCCCAAATTTTCCGAGAGAAAAGACAATTATCTTCAAAACCTGCCGAAGTATTCTTGCAATGCGGTCACAACCACGTCTGATATGTGAAGCCTGTTTTGTTCAGCAAATGCTTCTAGTTGTTTAAACAATTCGACTGGAAGACGAATGTTTTTATGAATCGAAGTTTTGTCAACTGGCTTAGGTTCGTCTCTGAGCAGGCTTTTTCTTTTAGGCATTGTTGTGATTTCTGTCGGATCTGGGTTGGAAAAACATCATAAGCAATAAAAAACGGGCGATTTAAATTAACCGATCGCCCGCTTTTTATCTATCCTGAATGTAGATTGAATTACTTTCGATCGCCCGTCTCGCTTTTTCCAACTCAATCACAAGGTAGCCAATATGTTCTGGATCGATCGCCGGAACATCTGCACAAATCTGTCGAATTAAACCGAGTGCGTGTTTATCTGAATAGCAGCCGATCACTTCACCGCTGCCCGGAGTTGTACGGGAAATTTGAATTCGATCGCCCTCAATTTCGATCAAAAAGTTACCAACAGGATCACTGAAGTTTTGGACTTTGGCGATTTTTGCGTATTGCTGCTGGATTAACATATCCACGTTCTCAAAAGTATCATCGTAGATGTGCGCGCTCTGACTAATTGTGATTAATGGCTCCATTACGAGATTGCAATCCGATCGCCTGTAAATCTCGTTTCGGACGTACTGTTGCAATGCCCGTAGACCCATTGCATTAGAAGGCCACGCCGAAAACATATCGTTGCTGCGGAAAGTTGCCGTCATCGAAAACACACTGTCTACAACGCGGAACCAGATGTGGTTCAAACAAGGACTGGCACCGTGTTTATGATCTGAATACCCGTCAGGATTTCGTTTCCAGTTGCCTCAGGCATCCCACAGGCTGATTACCGCACTGGCAGTATCAATTTCATTGACAAGCTTAGATATGACTTCTTCGATCTGGTCGTTACTAAACCACGATCTCATCCGCTGCCCGTAGGTGTACTTCACACCCTCCGTGTAAGTTGCGTCATCAAGAATTTGAGGAATGTAACTGTCGAGGAACTGGCGATCGAGCGGAAGAAAGTTGGGATCGGGAAAGTAAAAGTCAGGTGGTTCGTCGGTGACGATCGCCATTAAGTCGATCAGTTCTTGCCACTGCCCGTCATATCTCGTAGGGCGCATGGTTCCTGTTGTCCTGATACGGTGCAGCAGTTTTACCCAGGTTTCAGCAATGGTGACACCTTCAATTCTGTGTCCATATCTCTGTCCCGGAAACACAATTGATTCAATTTCCGATACGGGGAAAGTCATCGGTTCAGCCCACGACTTTATCGCCGTACCTTCAGAAAAACTTTCAGCGCTGGCGATCGAGCTTGCCAGTAAATTCACCTTTTCGATCGCGTCGGCAACTGAAGATACCTCCCAGTAGGCGATCGATTTTCTTAGCAATTCCAAAGCGGATTCTTTAATCTCTATGTCTATGTATCCAACTTTCTCGGATTTTATGACCCAGCACTCGCGTCCTGTGTCACTCTTACCAAGCTCAAATCCGTTGTTGAAAAAATCCACAAGTGCTTTAACAGAACCAGCGTTAGTGTCTGCGCTCGTAGCATTAATGGTGATCAAAGCGTGTACGTGCGGGTTAGCTAGCAAATTTCGGAGCAAAAAACTAATACCGCGAGTAGGTGAATATAGTTGCCCGATAGCAGCATAATCCCTAGCGTCTATGTGTTGCGCTATAAATTTAGATTGCGTCCAACCGCTGACTACTACTATTTGCCCCTCGCCGCAGATCAATTGATTTGGCTTGCAAACTGGACTGTATCTCATTGGTGTTAAATTCCAGGAACCACATGAATAGTTTTAACACAAATGTTATCAACTATGTAATTGTAATCTGACTAGATACAACGCGCTTGTGTTTTAATTATTAAAATGATACAATGTAACTACAGACAAATAAGTAATTCAAAGATAAAACAAATGCAAGTAGTTCGCAGATCCGCTTCGTTTTTTAACACTATTTTTGGGATTGTAGAAGTCTCAGAAACTGTCTATAAAGTGCTCGGCACTCGCGATGGTGCCGAATGTTTTCGTGACAACGATGCCGGCGGGCAAGATCGCTGGCATCCTCAAGTCTTCTACACAGACAGGCTAGTGTCCAACGAAGGACTCTACTACTGGGCTTACACAAACAGTAGAGGTCATTTTTTCTGCGAAGAAGTCTCAGAAGAAAAGGCCAGGCCTTTTATCGGTAAATGGTACAACGGGTGCCTTCGAGAGAAAGAACAACCCACGCCAGGGGAATTCTACCTCAATGAAAAAAGAACAAGAATAATCTGGAAGTCTGAAATAAAAGAGGACTCCACAGGAGCGCTCTACATACTGGAGTAAAAAGTCGTAAAAAACGGGTGATCTAATTTAGATCACCCGTTTTTTTGTGCGTTGCTCGGTGAAATTGAATTGCTGGCGATCGGGACGGGCGATCGATCAACTATATAGTTCGTCGATGTCGTCGCGATTAAATTGCAACCCCCGCTGAAACTTTTCTTCCGTCCAATTTCGGATATGGGATTTAACACGCCTAACGTAGTCTATCAAAGGGTTTGAGAGCGACTCCTCGCAAATGAGGAGTCGCTTTTTCGCTGTCTTCGTGGGTAATCGGCAACCTCGTCTGTATCGAAAGTTCGTCCAGAACATCTTTGCCACGAATCCCAATTTTCTGGTCGTTGTACTTAGGCAATTGATCGAACCACGATATAATGACTTTAGGCGTTTGACCCTCGGATGTAGAGTTAACTGTTTAGTTAAGTGTGAATCGTTTGGATCGATCGCGCTTAACGCTAATTTTACAATAAAAAGGAAAAAGAGGGCGATCGCCACAACGAGATCACCCACCTTGTTCAGAACCAATTAAAGCCGTCCTAGAAGGGCTGGGTTTTTAACCCAGATTTCCGATGAAAATTCTAAAAGTTCCATATTTATCTCAGCTTAATAACTTAGTTCGTCCGACAGGAACCTGCAACACAACGTCTGTTGCTATGTGTTTTGGCTTCTTTGGAGAGCCACTTCTCAGACCTAATGGGCAACAGTTAGAAGACTATCTTACCAAGTATTGTCTCGCCAATGGCTTGTCTCGCCATTCTCCCGGCGACTTGGTAATTCTTGCTCAAAAGCATGGCTACCGCCCTCGATTTGACAGTCGCGCTAAATGGGATCAAGTGAAAGCGTGGCTTGATGGTGGGAAGCCCTGCATAGTTCACGGCTGGTTCACTGCGTTTGGTCATATCCTTGTAATCATCGGCTACAACGAGAAAGGCTGGATAGTCCATGACCCTTACGGCGAATGGTATGCAAGCGGATACGATACCAGTGCCAGCGGGGAAGGATTGACATACAGTTACGGGATGATGGAAAGACTGTGTGGCCCAGACTCAAATCAAGAGCTTTGGATACACTTTTTTGACGGCCCATCAAACGACAAACGAGTTTGGAAGCCCGGGGAATTTGGCGGGTTACGCTTGCAAGATATTTTTGAAAAGAACCTGACAGTCTCTGTCGATGAGGTTAAGAAAGACCGTGGCTTGGTTAAGCAGATTCAAATTTGCTTGACGCGGTTTCCACACTTCCAGCCAGGGACGCCGGACGGTATCTGGGGCCCGATTACGCAGAAGGCATGGGAGAATTTCGTGCTTAGTTTTCAACCGCTGTCAGGAGTTTTAGTGATCAACTCTGCTGTAGCTAAAGTTTTGATTGTGGGTAAGTACAGATAGGAAGTCCGATAGGTGAATATTGCATTTAAAAGTTGAAGCGGGCGATCGATTATTAATCTCGATCGCCCGCTTCAATTTTTGAATTAACCGCAACCTACGATCACAGGGTAGATTTTGGTAGAATGTTGGCATCTCAATTTTTGAGCGTGGCGATCAACCTTCTTACGAAAGGGCGATCGACACTGACCAGTTCTGTATTAAAGGTACAAATCATGGCTAAGCTAATGCTATCCTTTTTCGATCAATTCCCTGAATACAACGGACGCAAAATTGAGATTCGCGGCAAAGACGGATATTTTTGCGCTTCAGACATGAGCGAAGTTCTTGAGAAGACTTTCTCGGACTGGAAAAGGACTCAGTTTGCGACAAGGTTACTCTCTCGACTTTCTGAACGACTAAACCTTCCTATTGACCGACAAAATTTAGGTACGCATAAAATCGTATCTAACGTAATCCCCCTGATAGACTACGTTCCAGGGCGCAGGCAAAAAATCTGGGTGCATCCCGCGTTGGCTATGTCCTATGCTATGTCTAATCCAGAATTTCAAGCGGATATCAATGTTTGGATTTATGAAATGATGACGCTAAGCACAGTTAACCCGCACGTTTTGCGCTGGACTCAAGACGAATATCAACGCGGATTACAATTCAACCGCGACGATATTTCCGATATGTACGGCGATCGCAAGTAGAATTTCTTGCGGGCGAAAATCGAAGCGGGCGATCTCTTTGTGGTGATCGCCCGCTTCAATTTTTTTGTCTTCCCATCCGAGTCACTAGAACTCTCTTTTCTGGAAATTCAATTCTTCTCTTATCTTGTTTTCTTGTTTCAAGGATTCTTTCTTGTCGCGTTGTGCTTTCATTTCACCTTGCAAGGTCTCGACGGCTTTATTCATCCGATCGCCCAAATCTTTCACTCTAGCCTTAAGATCGCCCGCCGTCTTGCCTGATTTTATATCCGCAACAGCAGCATCGATATTTTCCTTGATCGTCGCTATTACTTGCTCTTGATTTTCTTTTACCGCCATAAATGCTTTAGCTTTCTCAAAGTTTTCAGATACCTTCTCTGGGGTCAGGCCTGCCAAAGTCTCTGCTATCTCTTCGTCAACCAGCGTTGAATCCAAAGCCTCGCTTATTTTTTCCCGCGCAAATTTACCCACAGCTTCGCCGGATGTTTCGCCCATTGTGTAAGCTGCTGTCAGAACCCCAATGATCGCCTTACCAATTGCAGAATCCTTAATTGCTGTCGAAGTAGCTTTGGCAGCATCAAAGATCGCATTTTTCATAAAGTCCATAGCATTACTAAAAGCGTCACCTTCTCCTTTTGCTACATCCGCCATGTCTGTAGTTTTGATTCCAGCGGCGACGTTTGTATTTTCGGCTGCACCGGCGATCAGACCATTTTTGATAGCCGATCCAGTTTCACCTGTTATCTCTTTTTTTGCCGCTTCGTTAGACTTTGGTGGTACGAGCTTTGGGGCTAATTCTTCCATTGACGCTCTTTCCGCATCAACTGAAGTCTTGATGTCTGCGAGTAACTGTTTAGACTCCTTGGTATTTTCTTCTGTTAGCCGTTTAACCATCTGCTGTAATTTCGGATTAGTGCCTTTTACCCACGGCGTACTTTCTTGGAATTTCTTTAATTCTTCTTTAGTACGTTTTTTCGCTGCATCACCCAATATTTGGGAACCCATTTGTAATGTCGCCACACCGAACCCAACCGCTACCCCGGCAGTGATTGGTACACTCGCACCCAAAGCCATCGTCGCAGCCCCAGCCACCGCCGCGACAGCCAAACCAGCAAATAGCGTCTCGCCGTTCGCTATTCCGCGACTTTGTTTAGTTGTCGCCGCAACCGCTTCGTTTAATTTGTTCTCTATGTATTGCCGAGCGTTTGTAAGCGCGTCTCCAGTCTTTCCAACTATGTCGGCCATAATGGCTTTTTGAACACCAGCTCTGACATCAGGAACATCGTCAACCAGCTTTGCCAAGCCAGCCTTAAGATCGTCAGCAACCTTAGTAAGACCTTCTCTAATAGCTTTTGAACTGTCCGCAGCAGATACAGGCGGTTCAGCACCTCCCTTGGTGGAAGACTTTGATTCCGATGACGCGGAACCGCCACCGCTTTTAGATGCGAACTTTCCATCGGGCGATCGGGTGACTTTAATTTCTTTTCCGCCTTCTGTTTTGGTAGTTGTCTCGAAGTTGCCCGATTGTTTAGGCTTGGCTTCGTCTTCGGCAAGTTGCAAATGCTCGATCGCGAATAGGTCGAATCGAAGGTCTGAGAGTAGCTTTTGAATACGAAGTTCACTGGCGTCGAAAGCTGTATTGTTCATGGTTTTTTTCTGTGAATCACTTTAATTAGCGGTTAACAATTAGAGAAGCGCAAGATTATCTGGGACGCCCAATTCGCCTCTTTCTTTGGGGACATTTCGTTCGCTGAACGCCCACATTCCACCAGACATACTTTCCAGAATATGCCTAACTTCAGCGTAGGAACCAAAACCACCTTTTAAGGTGGAAAAATGTACGCCCGGCACACTCAAGAATTGACTTGAGAACTCCTCATACAATGCCTCTGTATTTGCCACAAGAAATTTAACTTTGATTTCACCTCGCGCTAATTGTGTGGGCTTTTGCTTACCTAAGTCTATCTCTAAAAGCCATAGCGTCATCTCTTCACCAATCACGATTCCAAATGCTGGGTTTGCCATAGTATTCAATCTGATACTTTTTCATTCATCGCGGAAAGTGCGTAGAGCATGGTTTCTCTATCTGCTTTTGCACCACGTTCTGCCATAGTTGGACTAGAGAGTAGTTCCATGCCAGACGATAAAACTTCGGTAGCCCTTTCGGTGCGGGCGTGTTTCCCTAGACCTCTCATCCTAAGTCCGATATAGGGTGAGTAAAACTCGCCTAGCGCATAGTCTTGGGAGCCAAGGCTTAGTCCCGTTGGGGGAATTTCCTTCCTATCATTAGGGACTTCCGAAGCCCGCTCTTCTCGAAACGCGACAGATTCTTCTACTTTCCCTAGTTTAACCTCAAGAAGGTGTCCGCTTTCGTGCCACATCATTTCTCTAGTATGCTCCTTTGTTGAGGCAAGTGAGTTATAGCCCTGTAATTTAAGCCCCGCATTTGCCAATAAGACATCTCCAATATTGATGTAGCCATCTACACTCTTGTCGTTAAACAATTCCGTTTCTGTAAATGATTTCATCCCTGGGTCTATCTCGGCGGCGTCTTTAGTCATTTGTGAATACTTGTTGTTTCCGCCTGGGAAAGCACAAGTAATACCGCCCGCTAAACCAACTTTTGCATTGATTGGTGTCGCTAAATACTGTTGAAGGTCTTGCCCCGCCTTTTGAGCTCCAGCCACTACCTTGGATCTATCATTTGTCGATGTTCGTGACCCCGCACCTCCCTGGTTGAATAAGTTTGTTATTTTGCGGTCGTCTTCACTATCGGGTAATTCGTATTTACCTGGTGCGGGGTTTGTTTGTTTCATCGAATTTAGTAGTTTGCCATATCCACCAAACCCTCCGAGATTATCTAGCTTTTCTCCATATTTTAACTCTGCTTTAACAACATTAACTCGCCACTTGTAACTAGGCGACTCCTTTCCTTTTTTCTGAGCTATCTCCGCTAACTCATTCAACCTTTTGGTGAGCGAAAACCCTCGACCCTCAGCTTGCTCTAGCGCGCCCTTTTTCTCTATAAGTATATTTCTTATCTCAACCTCTTTTTTGGCGATATTGCTGATTTGACTAATATCAGAAGCAGTTAACGACAACTTCCCGGCAGCAATTTTCTGGACTTTGGCGACGCCTTCCTGGATTCTTCCTTGGAGTTCTAATGTTTGTTTTTGAACTTGCTCTGCTTTTTTGGGATTGGGTTGTTGCTCATTACGGCGGGCGATCGTCTCCAATACCTCTGTATAATCCAAACCCTCGTCCGCAACTATTTTTTTCACCATTTCTTCGTTTTCGCCAAAGCTACCCTCACCTAAAGAACCATTTGCGATATTTACTTGCTTGCTGATTACGTTTTTTATATTTAAAAAAAAATTAAGTGCGATTACAGATCCAAGTATAGGATTAGTTACCACAACTTTGACCCTTGTGAGTGAAGCTTGTTTTATCGCGACTTTCGCAGCCTCTTGAATACCTTTGCCTGCAATAAGTTCTCCAATAAGATCGACAATTAGCATCTGACCAGCAACACCCGCCGCAAAGCCAAACGCAGTCCCTACAGTTATACAGGCGACTGCTACCGCACCGATCGCCAGTTCTTTTTTGTGTTCAGATACCGCTTTTATCGCATCATCCATACGGTCTTGCATGAAGTCAATTGCGTTACCAATAGTGTCCTTATCACCCTTAACTACATCTTCGATCTTTGTATTTTCAATACCTTCTACGATACTCGGAGAATTAGCCGCACCAGCAATCAATCCTGATTTAATTCGATCGCCACCGATAGAGCGAAGCGTCTCTCTAATTTGCTCATCCGCAGAAGGTTCGACAAGTGGTGGCTTTTCTTTGCGGACAGCATTTGCTGCGAGTTAGATAGCTTTACCTACGACATTAAAGATAAGACTGATGCTTGCAATTCGAGTTATATTTGGTGATGAAAATATCTTCTTAATCGTTCCTGGGGCGATACCTGCGGCTTGCTGCGTGATCGCCTTGTCTGGTCGCATTCCCTTTTTGAAAACAACAATTCCAGCAGATCCTAAGATCAAAGTCCCCCCAAAAGCTATTTGCCGCAAAATAACACTTGCTGTAAATTGAGCAACACTTATCGCAACGCGCAAAACTTCTTGTGCGCCTTGTGATGTGGCGTTCACAGCTTGCTCAAAAGCAATCTTAGTGAAATCACTGAGATTGCTCAGGGCATCTTTATCGCCCTTGAGAATTTGTGCAAAATCAACTTTCTCGATCGCCTGCTGAATATCGGGTCTATGTTTAAAATCAGTCGCCAAATCTTTCTTCAGATCGTCCCCGACTTTACCTGTCAAAACCTCTCTAACTACCTGACCGTTTTCACGAGCAACCTTCGGGTCTAATGCTGGAGGCGCTTTTATTTCGGAAGTAGCCGTACCTGGAGTGCTGCTTTTCGACGCGAACTTTCCGTCGGGCGATCGTTTGACAGTTACTTCTTTTCCGCTTTCGGTTGTGTAGATGCTTTCAAAGTCGCCAGACCGCTTAGGAATCTCACCAGCTAAGGCGAGGTGCAGCTCTAAAAGATTAATTTGAGTCTGAATATAGCTATCTTCTAACGACATATATTTATGTTCTTGGGAAAATAAAGCTCCGACGATCGCCAGCTTCCTGTAATGATGCGAGTTCACGATCAAGAGTGGAGCCACCTCCGCCACCACTTTTTCCACTTTTACTGTCACCCAGTCGAAATGACTTGGAAATTCCCGGCACTGAGATTGAGCTTACGTCGCGGATTGGCTCTTCGAGAAAGCTCAAATCTCCAGTCAGACCACTCGTTTCTAGGCTTTTCCTCAGTAAAGAAAAAGCGGCTCGTTGGAACCGCTTAGGTAACGGATCATAGCCAGAGTCATAACTGACTTTTACCATCCACCCCGGATAACCAACTTTCAAGATTGTGCCTTGCAACCAATTTGACATAATATTTTCGGTTGCGTACACGGGAGGGTAAGAGTGGTCGATATTGTTGTAAATTTCGACCCGCCTTACCAGGATTACTGGGTACTTTGCGAGGGTTACTGTCCCGGAGCATGAACTACGGTAATCCTCTATGTAAGTCTTTCTACCTGGATGATAGCCGAGCCAAATATCGAGGCGTTCCTCAATTCCTTCGAGTACATAAGTCAACTGCTCCAAAGAGGGAGCCGTCTCGACCGTATAAGTTCCGATCGAGATTAATCGTTGCCGTACTTCTAAGGGCGTCAGATACATAAGTTTAGGGAATTACAACTCGCGGAACAATGCCTAACTGGATGACTATTCTTTCGCTGGCGATCGGTACATAAGCGTTTTTAGCAACTAAAATACCGTACAAACTTGTAGAACCGCTGGATGTACTCACTACCTTGCTTGGCGCGATCGCGTATCGCGTAAAGCCACCCATAGATTCCGCTGCGGTATCTGGGAATGAAATTGTATTGACATGGTTTACCATATCGTTCGCACTAATTACGAACGGCTCGTTATCGACGGACGTGGCTATCAGTGGGACGGAAAATAAATGTAGATCAGCACCGAGATTCGTACCTTGATCCGAAAACAGTTTGAGCTGTGCTTCTACGATAAAGCCGGAACTACCGAAAGGAAGTGCGTCTTTAAAATGCAGCGCTTTCACTTGAACGAGCGGACCCGCTGGAACAGCAGGATAAATGATGTCGCCAACAGTATAAGCTGTCGCGTTTGCAGGTCGAATGAACGAACACACTACCGATTTCGGTGCGTGGTTCTTCATCTCGTCGGCCATCTTGCTCAGAGCAAGACCTACTGGCAAAGGATTAACCATTTTGAAAATTCTACTGCGAAGGTGTGTTTAGACATAAATGCGATTGGGGTTTTAAAGCCCCGCTCGATCAGCTTTCTTCGGGATTTACAATTGACTTAGAAGACTTTTTGGGCTTGACTGGCTCTGCGGGCGTTTCTGGCAGTGGCAGTTCCAGAATTACTTCAGCTTGCGCCGAAGGTGCCTCAATCGGTACTGCAAAACCTGCTTCAATCAACCATTCGCCAACATCATCTGGAACGTCGGCGACTTCGGAGTTGAATGGCTTGCGGATAATTCCACAGTTTGGGACGGCGATCGAATTGATCCATTTATCTGTAGGTTGAACGCGCATTTTACAAAGTCCCGATAGAGCCGATCGTACCGGCAGGAACCTTGATCGAAAGCTTCCAAATCGATTCGCCGCCGTTACCTGCGAACAAAGTACCAAACTGTAAAATAAACCGCTTGTCAACCATGTAATGTTCTAGCCCAGCGTGGTATGCGTACTTGGCAACGTCAAAAATTTGAGGATTGAAATTGTCAGGCATCCCGCCTTTCGGGATCACGCCTCTCCACGACAACTGATTCAAGTCCAGTAGCCAGTAGTGAACAAGATCGTAGTCGCGACCTAATGCTGCATCCGCCGGAGTGTCACGAATGAACGGGGAACTCATTAAAGGCGTTTGCCCGCGCTGGGTAATAACAGATGGCACTTTCAATCCAGGCGTAACTCGTTCCAGATTCATGTATTGCATCTGGGAGTCAGTCTGATCTTCGATCAGTTCTATGCCAAGCGCAGAAGTAAAAATGTGGGTTA